GGTGAGGAGTGATCCTGCTGAATCTGGTCTTCGGCATGCTCGCGACGCTCTATGCGCTACTCGTGCGCCCAGGCACGCAAGTTGTGCAGCTGACCGTTGCACCGCCTCGCTCCGCTCCCACCAACACCGGCGTCTGGTTCGCTGTAGGGTTGTGTGACCAGGGGCCAAGCAACGCGCCGGTGTTCATTCAGAGTATGACTGACTTCACCCGTCTACTAGGAGCGCGAGTCTCGTACAGTATCATGTACGATGCACTCAATGTCTTCTTCCGGGAGGGTGGGAGTCAGGCGTATGTCGGACGTGTGGTTGGTCCGGCAGCTGCTAAGGCGACTACGAATCTGAACGATGCCGGCGCAGCAGTCTCACTTGTCGTCAGTGCTCTGGGCCCAGGAGCCTACGGAAACAACTTGAAGGTTGGGGTGACCGTAACAGGCGGCACTTACGTCATTCAGGTCTCCGACATCAGCAACAACATCCTGGAGCAGTCGCCCACGCTTACAACGCAGGCCGATGGTGTAACCTACGGTGAGACCAGTCAGTACATCACGATCGCACTTGGTGCTTCGTCCAACCCACCGACCACCAAGGCACTCACCGCGATGACGGGTGGCAATGACGATCGGGGTAACGTCACCGATGCGCAGTGGGCAGCCGCGCTCGCTCTATTCAGCAAGGATCTGGGTCCGGGCAATGTTTCGGCTCCAGGACGAACGACAGACCTTGGACACACGCAGCTAGCCGATCATGCTGCTGCCAACAATCGGTGTGCGATTCTGGATTCGCCAGACACGCCGACCCAGGCAACAGTCACCGCCTCGGCAACTGCGGCCAAGGCAACAGGCAACGGTCAGTACGCTGCATTCTTCTGGCCTTGGATCAAGGGTCCGGGTGTTGTTGCTGGTACGACGTCCGTCGTTCCACCGTGTGCTCTGGTTGCGGGGCGTTCGTCGGCAGTTGATGCGAGTGTCGGTCCTGCAGAACCAGCCGCTGGTCTGGCCAACGGCGTCTCAAGTTGGGCCGTTGATGTAAGTCAGCCGGCAATCGACGATAACACGCGTCAGACGTGGAATACTCAGGGCATCAATGTCGTTCGCGACATCTATGGTGCCCCGACAATCTATGGCTGGCGTTCACTCGCAGATCCTGTCAACAATCCGTACTGGGTCCCGCTGGGCACTGTGCGCTACCTCATGGGACTGGCGGCTCGGGCGGCAGCGGTTGGTGAACAGTACGTCTTCGACATGATCGACGGCCAAGGGCATACCATCGCGGCCTACGGTGGTGCGCTCACCTCTCTCGTCATGGCAGACTGGAATGCCGGCGAGATCTACGGCGCGACGTCCGACCAGGCATTCAATGTGGACGTTGGGCCAGCAGTCAACACACCAGCGGTGCTTGCCAATAACGAGCTCAGGGCAGTCATCGCGGTGAGGCCATCTCCGATGGCTGAGCTCGTCACGATCGAGATCGTGAATACTCCGATCACCCAGGCGGTGGCATGATGGCTGGCGGTCCGACTAGGTCAGATACCTATCTGCTGAACGTTCACGTCGAGGACGTCGCAGACCCAGGTAGCCTGATCAATCTCGGCACCTGGGACAAGATGACCGGCGGTGGGCAGTCGGCAAGCTCAACGCAGTACCGGCCTGGCGGTATGGCTCCGCCCGTATCGCTCGGCGGTTTGGTGTCCGTCGCCAACGTCGTCGTGTCTCGGCTGTATCGGCTCGCGCGCGACCACGATCATGTGCAACGTCTCCTCAACGGGGTCGGTAAGGCAAACATGGTTGTGAGCAAGCAGCCGCTCGACATCGACGGAAACGTCTACGGAAAGCCCATCGTCTATCACGGGATCCTCGATCGCTGCACACCACCGGAGGTGGATTCTGAAGCAGCCAATGCAGGCCTGATCGAGCTCGAGATGGTTGTCGAGGGCTACCCAACGGCGTCGTAGGAAGCATCAAAGGGAGGGAGCAAAGATGGTCGAACCTGATATGCCGGTTCTCTCGGATTTGGCTACGAGTAACAGTGACCAACCGGAGAATCTGCTTGGACAGCTGGCGGAGAAGCGGAGAGTCATCTCTGAGACACGAGAGACACATATTCCTGTGCCTGGATATGACAAAGAGCCTCCGCTTCTCCTTGCCAGACACCGATTGCTCGATGGTCCTGAGATCGAGCGGATCGGCGGTAGGATCACGCGGGAGCACAAGTCGCGCTGGGAGCGCCAGATTAACGCGGCAGTAGAGATGATCATCATCTCCTGCACCGGCATGTTCGTGGACGTCGCCGGTGATGGTGAGATACAGCCACTCACGTTCCACGGTGAACCCATCACCGGCTTTACGCGAGATCTGGCTGAAGCGTTGCAGTTTGACGACAAGATCGAGGACGCTGACCGTGCACGTGACGTCGTCTTCGGCCTGTTCGCCAATAACGACGCCGCGATCGCGCAGCATAACTTCGTCCTCAACCGCTGGTTCACGGACACCAGCGTTGATGTGACGCAGGAGTTCTTCACGGGAAACCTCTAGAGCACGACGAGATCAGTGAGGCAGCATTCATAGCGATGGCAGGTATGAATCCCATGAGATTCCTAACGACAAGGAGCTCGTACGAGCGTGATATCATGCAGGCCATCGCTGCTGCCCACCGGGAGCTCTACCTGCAAGATCAGCATAATCTCGCCGTGCAGATCGCCAACAATGTAGGTAAGCTGTTTGGTGGAGGCTGAGGATGGCGGCTGAGCAAGAAGTCGTCATCCTCACCCGCCTAGCCGGTACACGTGAATTCATCGCCGGTACTGAAGCCGAGGTTGCCGCCCTCGAAGAACTGACAGTTGCTTCTGAGGAAACAGGCGTCGCATTCAAGGGAACTGCCGAGCGCGGCTTCTTGATGAATCAGGCGTTGTTCACCATGCGGCGTCTGACTTACGGTACGACGCTTGCCCTGGTCGCCAGTGGTGTGATGGCTTTGAAATGGGGCTGGCAATTCAATAGCGCGATGCAGACAGCGCGTGTGGCGTTGGCTCCGCTACAGAGTGCGACGTTCAATGTCAACAAAGAACTAGATTATCTCTTCAACTTCACGAAGTACACGCCGTTCCAGTTCAAAGACATTACGGTCGCGTTCCGTCAGATGTACGGTGCGTTCCACCCGTTGGGCATCAGCGTACATACGACGAACGAAACTATCAAGTCTATGTCGGATGCGCTCGCATTCGTGGGCCGCACGACACCAGGTGCTCTGAATCGTGTAGCTGTCGCGCTACAGCACATGGCTTTTCAGGGCAGGCTCACCGGCCAGACAACTCTGCAGCTAGCGCGCGACGGTCTGCCAATCTACGCTGCGCTGCGCAAAGAGCTCGGTCTTACTGCCGACCAGATGCACCAGGTGGGGCAATTGGGCATCCCTACCAACGTAGTGCTACAGGCTCTGAACAGATATATCGAGACGACGCCTGGCTACGCCAACGCTGCCTACCGTATCGCCACAGGATCACTACACGGTCTGTTCACGACGTTTAAGGATGATCTGTCGCAGATCATGGGCTCGATCGAGAGCGGCTTCTTCGCGCGCATTCAGGGTCGCTTGATTGATATGAACAAGTGGTTTGATTCAATTCAGAAACGTGCCGGTCCGCATCCGACCGTGGGCGGGATCGTGGGTATCATCTTCGGCAGTGGTGGAGAGAAGCTGCTCAATGCCATGATGGCGGATCTAAGGCAACTCTGGTCAATTTTCACAGGACTCGTCAGAGATGTGGCGCGCTCACACGCTGTCTGGGACATATTCTACGTTGGTCTCAAGCTATTGCTGCCCATTCTGATAACACTTAACTTCTTTGTGCAGCACTTCGGATGGCTGCTGTGGTTGTTGATCCCGGCATTGATTGCTTACAAGACAGCTATGTTCGCTGCCGCGATGATGACCAAGCTGGACACCTTCTGGAAGGTTGCGGATGCTACCGAGACGAAGGATCTCACCTTCGCGCAGTGGTTGATGTACAACGCTCTGCGCGCCTACTACTTCCTTCAGGGAATGATCATCAGGGGTATGGCGGCGTGGAAGATTGCGCAGGGTCTTCTCAGCGTAGCATTTAACGGTTATGTCCGAGATGTGAACGGTTCATTCCGGGCGATGACCACACTCGAGAAATATGTGTTCAGGCTTCGGCTGATGTTCTTGGCTCTGAAGACCGAAACGATTGCATTGGCCATTGCTCTGTACGAGAGACTAGTGCCGGCGTTCATCCGTGAAGCGATCGCGGCCACTATTGCGTGGATCGCTACGCTCGGACCGATCGCATGGATCATCGCCGCTGTCGTCGCGCTTGTAGGGTTGATCGTGTTGCTCTACTTCAAATGGCGCTGGTTCCACAACTTGATGAACTTGGTCGCCACCGGGATCAAGAACGGCCTGCTCTGGGTGTTCAAGGAACTGTACAAGGTGATGGTGGACATCTGGAACATCGGCAAGAAGCTGATGGACTATATCTTCCACCCACTGGGCACACTCAAGGGAATCGGAAGCTCGCTTTTGAATATGGTAACACATCCATTCGGAAGCCTGGGAGGCATTTTCGGCCTACAAACTGGCGGCGTCGTACAGCGTGGTGGCATGGTGATGGTGGGAGAACACGGCCCAGAGCTCATGCGCCTGCCCGGTGGGGCGCAGGTCTCCCCGTTACAGACGCACGGCAGATTCAACTTGCAGGAATCTTGGATGCCATCTCAGATTCAGCCCTCTGATGTCTACATTGACGGCAAGAAGGTTGCACAGATCGTCTGGTCCTATCAGTCTGCCTACATAGCGAGAGCGTGATGGCTGATCCCTTCCTGTACAACCGGCCAAGGTACACCATCACCTTCAGCGCCGATGGCATCGCTGATGTGACCGCATTCCTTGATGCTACGCCTGCTCAGGTGGTAAGTGGCTACGGTGGCTGGACGGTTCTCAGTCGTCAACGTCGTGTAGGCCTGACGCAATGGGACGGCAAGGATCCCCTCCGCATGTCGATCCCGATCATCTTTGACGGCATTCGCACCGGCATTGGGCAGGAAGTCAACATCAGTCGTCTCAGCCGTATGGGACTGCCGCCTCTTAGCGGTGGTGAACCTCCTGTTGTTACATGGCAGGCTTTTGCTGTTCCGAACCCTGGCGTAGCACTCTGGGTGATCGAGAACTTCCAGTGGGGCACGAATGTTCTGTGGAACTATGTTGGCGGTCAGGCTGTCCGGGTGCGGCAGGATTGTGTCGTGAATCTGCTGGAATATCGGCCGGATGATAATGAAGCATTCAGATCACCGATTCCACATGTTGCTAAGGGCAAGGGGAAGACTGGTAAGCCCAAGGTATACACGGCCAAGAAGGGTGATACGCTCAGCAAGATCGCGCAGAAGTTCTATGGCAACGCTTCTAAATGGAAGCTCATTGCTGACGCGAATCACATCCGTGATCCTAAGACCGTGGACGCAGGAGATAGGCTGAGGATTCCGCCCGGATGACCAAGGTCAAGAACGCACCCAAGAAGCCGACTGCTGTCGAGAAGCTGCAGCTATCGCGTTATCGTCCGACGCAGCTGGAGCTGATGGGTGATGATGTTGATCTAACGTCCTTGTATCTCTCGCTTAACCAACAAGGGATCTCGGGATCAAGCATCAACATCATCGATGCAATTCAAGACATCACGGTAGATCGAACGATCGAGGGTGCTAGTACTGTGACCCTTACTGTTGCTGATATTGATCGTAGTCTACTCAACTCTGGACGCCTGTTTAAGCACGAGGACATTCAGATCGACGGTCTGTACTTCAGGCTCAAGACGGTGAGTAAGAACGGATCTATTCTCACACTTGGATTTGAAGACCGTGAGATCGCTGTCGCTCGTAGCTACAACAAGCCAATCAAGGCTTCAATGAAGACGGCTCGTAGCAAGGTCACGCGCGCACAGTTCGTTCTACGGATGTTGCGCGAGATCAAGGAGTTTGGCAAGATCCCCTACGTGATTCCCGAGCTTAACAAGATTCAGCCGATCGGTAATGCAGCACAGGCTTCGCAGAAAGCGGAGCAGAAGCAACACGACAAGTCACTTGGCATCCCTGCTGGGACTGATCTGACCGTCAAGGGTCAGCCGATTTCTGCCGAGCAACGCAAGAACGCAAATCTGATCTTGGACGTGGGCGCGAGTCATGCGCTGCCTCGTCCGATGCTCGTAATGGCAATCATGTGCGTTGAGCAGGAGAGCTCGATCATCAACTTGATGGCCGGGTCTCCGGGCTCTGGCAACTATCTGGGTCCCGATCCGCGCGGAAATCCGGTGGGTTGCTTCCAGCAGATTGCCAAGTGGGGCTGGCCTGCCTCGCGTGATGTCTCGAGAGATGCGCTAGCATTCTACAACAAACTCTCGCCGATCTATCAGTCTAGCAAGGGGCAGCAATACTACACGCTGATCGAGCGTGTGCAAAACAGCGGTAACGGTCAAGCCTATGCTCAGTGGCGCACTGAAGCAGAACGTATCGTGAATGCCTATGGTGTGACTGATGGTTCTTCTGCTGCAATGAATGCCCAGTGGGAGCAACAGACAACCAGCGGTAGTATGGGTGACTACGAGTTCTACAGGGGCATTCCGCCCATGAGCTCCACCCAGAAGAAGAAGGGTAAGGCTGGTTCCTGGGGCAAGGAGAGCACTTGGGAAGCTTGGCAGCGTCTAGCCAACGAGGTGCAGTGGCGCGCATTCTTCGTAAGCGGTACGTTCTACTTTATCTCTGAAGATGATCTGTTCAAATCACAGCCCATCGCCACGCTCAACGAGTGGTCACCCGGTGTGATGTCTATTGATGGTGACTACGATGAAAATACCAAGGCCGCGACAGTAACCTTGAATGTGATGATGGGTCGCTGGACGTCTCCACCAGGCAGCGTGATACAGCTACAGAACATGGGACCGTGGAATGGACGCTGGCTAGTCAATGATGTGAGCCGTAGTGTCTTCAGCCGAGAGGGCACCATCACCCTGAAGAAGCCATTGCCCAGCCTACCTGAGCCGTCTGGTAGCAACACTAGTACGACACAGGGCGCGGGCACTAACAAGTGGACCTGGGGTGGCACACCGCAGCCTAAGCCACCAGCCTCCTATCCGATCGATCCTGGGGTACTAGTGCAGCCTGTCCCGGCAGGGTACGATACGCACATCATTCAGGGTGTACACCCCACAGCTGGCCTACCTGGCTATCCAGCCTGCGACTTCGGCGGCAATGCTGGCGCTCCCGTGCTTGCGGTTGAGAGCGGCACGATCACTCGTTTCTCAGGAGAAGATCCTGCCCTGGGACCGTGGGATCCTACCCTCGGGATTCATGGGCCATTCGGCTGGAACATCTATCTGCACGGCGACTCGGGTGCGGACTACTTCTACACCCACCTGGGGACGCGCTCCTGCCATGTGGGGCAGCGCGTTGGCGAGGGCAACGTCATCGCGACGATCGGGAACTATGCCAAGTACGGTGGTGCCAATCACGTGCATCTGGGTGTACATCCTCCGGCTAAGGGGCATCCCGACATCCAGGATATCATGAATGCGCAGGTGGCGCATAACTGATGGCTGATTTTCGCGACTTGATGCCGGATCATACAGAGATGCCCGATAGGCTATTTGGCTTCTTCGCGCACGCCGTGACTGACTTCGCCAAGAAGGCGTATGTAATCATACCAGAATTTGATCCGAAGCTTGAATGGGGTCCTTGCCCTTGGCAGGCTAGGGATGCAACGTCCCTGCCCGCAAAGGGGGATCCGTGTTTGATCGTTTGGGACAATCGTCGTACTCCCTGGGTGGTGGCATGGTGGCCGTTCTAGTCCCGCATCTGGCTATCCCGTTCAATTGGGACGGTAGCAGTGCGGCTGTCATTGAGCAGGATACGATCGAAGATATCAGCGCATGTGTTGAGGCATCGTGCCTCACCATCATCGGGCAGCGTGAAGAGCTCCCTGACTTCGGCATTCCAGACCCTACATTCGGAATTCAGCCGATTGATGTGCAGAGAATCATCGATGCTGTCTTGAAGTACGAACCACGTGCTGCTCTGTACATGTCGCAGTCTCCGGACGAGTTTGATCAGCTCATCGCTCGCGTCTTGTTGGCGGTGTCGGCGAAGGAGGTGAACGTATGACGTACATTGATATCCCGATCGACACTGATCCTCAGGACATCCTGAACGAATGCTACACCTTCCTTCAGACCGTCGTGCCGGGGTGGACGCCTAATCCTGGTAGCCTTGATGTTTGGTTGCTTATGTCCATGGCGTTTGTCGCCGCTGAGTCGCGCGATGTGGCGAGTGCAGTACCATCGAGCATCTTCCGCTGGTTTGGAGCAAACCTGCTTCAGCTGCCGCCGCAGGATGCGCAGCCTGCCTCGGGGACGACGACGTGGACGATGCTAGACAATGCTGGCTACACCATTCCGGACGGTACACAGGTGGGCGTTCCCGCATCTGGCGATGTGAGCTATGTGTTCCTAACCTCGGGTGATGTGACGGTTCCTCCGGGAAGCACCACGGCGACTATCACCATCATCGCACAGGATCCCGGCGCTGATTCAACTAACCTGGGCGCTCCAGGCAGTACGGTTGACCTGATTGATCCGCTCACGTTTGTGTCGACCATTACACTGACTGGCCCCACTGCCGGAGGTGTAGACGCTGAGGCTGATGATGACTATCTCAGCCGTCTAGTAGCAGAGCTTCAGCTGCTAGCGCCACGTCCGATCTTGCCGGCCGACTTCTCCGTGTTTGCGCGCAACATCCCTGGTGTCTATCGGGCGACGACGATCGATGGCTACAATCCTTCCGGTCCTTCCACGGGCAACCCACGTATGGTGACGGTGATCTCGATCGACCAGAACGGTAATCCGGTCAGCACGCCCGTGAAGGCAGCTGTGGCCGCTGATCTCACTGCGCGGCGCGAGGTCAACTTCGTCGTCAACACCGCCGACGCGAATGTCGTCCTGATCGACGTAACGTACAACGCCAAGGCTCTTGTGGGTCAAGATCCTACGGCTTTGGCAACGGCGGTGAATACGGCTCTGTCTGGCTACCTGAATCCTGCTACGTGGGGGACAGACATCAGCGGCGATCCGCAGGTTTGGAACAACGTGACAACGGTCCGCTATCTCGAGATAGCGAATGTGATCAACGATGTGTCCGGTGTAGACTACATCGTGAGCTTGACTATCGGTATCCACGGTGGCTCTATGGGCACGTCTGATCTCACGATGACCGGAATCGCGCCGCTGGCTAATGATGGAACAATCACCGGGGTGATCAGCTGATGTCTGAGCCGATGCTCGAGAGCTTCTCCGCGGACATATATGCCCGCATGGGTCCGCTCACGTACGACGAGGCCAACCAGCAGTACGCACTGGCGAACTTCTTGGGAGCGATCGGCGAGATGTTCCAGCTACTTGACGACTATGGTCGTGACCAGATGGTGGGCAATCTACTTGCTCCGGGTTGGTCTCAGGTCATGGACATTAACCGTGCTCCTGCAGAGGTCTTACCCTGGCTAGGGCAGTTCGTGGGCGTCTCAGTTGACGACAGTCTGTCTGAGGCTCTACAGCGCCAGCAGATTCGTAGCGTGGCCGGATGGAACAGGGGTACGCTCAACGCCATGATAGCTGCGGCGCAGTTGTACCTCGTAGGGACTAAGTCACTCATCGTGCGTGAGCGTGATGCTTCTGCTTGCCCTTCACAGCCGGCATATGGGATTACATTCATCAGTAAGACTGCTGAGACACCGAACCCGACCTTGGTGTTGAATGCGCTCATGGCTCAGAAGCCTGCTGGCCTAGTGCTCGTGTATGAGTACCTGGCTGGACAGGACTACCAGAAGCTGTACACGGACGAGGCAAGTTACCAGGCCACGTTCACAACATACCCAACCTACAACGACGTGCTCCTGGACACGTACTAAGGAGGCAGCATGCTCACTAGCTCCAGGTTCCAGATCAACTACCCGAATCCGACTCGCACGGATACGGCAGATGTACCGCGTGATATTGGCTCTATTGTCACGCAGCTGGAGGCTCTGGGCATGCAGTACGGGCAAGGCACTCACGCTGCTCGTCCAGCAGCCGGTGTGCAGGGACGCATCTATTATGAGACAGATACACAGCTGCACTACTACGATAACGCTTCGGCGTGGATTGTCGTGGGTGGTCCTCCTGGTCCGCTGAGCGTCACCAACGCCATGCTAGCGGCCAACAGTGTTGACAGCAGCAAGATCGCTGATGGTTCTATCGTAGATGCAGACATCAGCGCCTCGGCTGCCATTCAGATCCTGAAGCTCGCTGGCTTCCCAAACGACGCCACACGTGCGCTGAGAGCAGACGGTTCCTGGGCGCAGATCACCAATGCGATGATCGCAGCGGCTGCCGGCATTGGGGTCTCGAAGTTGGCCGGTTATCCGGGGAACTCAGCGCAGTACCTGGCTGGCGATGGAACTTGGCCAGCATTTCCCGGTCTGAGTGTTGTACCGGCCAGCACAGTTGCCGGCCTGGGCGTAGCTACCGACGGTAAGGCAGGGATGATCGTATGTGGTTCATCGCCATACGAGATCATTCCAGTGTTCTACAGTGCGACGCGCGGTAAGTGGGTCAGCAGCACTATGACCTTTACCGATGTGGGGCACACATATAGTATCAACAATGCAGCATATCAGCGTGGATCCCGGTACTTCTTTCTGCCCTGGACGGCACAGCGCACAGCTGGTCTGACCATCGAGTGCTGTTTCATGGGGCAATTCCAGATGGCTGACTGGACACCGAACCCCATCGAGCATGGGATTGCAGCCATCACCTGCGCTCCGACCAACTTGTCGAACGGTGGCTATGTCTATGAGTCAAACTTGGCGTTTGTGACTGAGTTTGCAGTGTCTCCGCAAATCACACCGGTGCCCGCTGGTAACTGGACGTGGTTCAAGGGACCGTGGGGATCACCGGCCTCGCTGCCGGCAGATGGGGTGATGCTCGTCATCGAGGGTCGGGGCAAGGCTGCTGGTACGGGTTACAACAAACAGATCGGAGATTCGACGATTCTGTGTAGGTGGATTAGTCAGTAGTGAACTGGTGGGCTTGGGTGATTCTCGGAGTGTCCTTGTGGATCCTTCTGTCGTTTCCCGTTGCGCTATTGGTAGCGCCGTGGTTGTCGCGACGTCTCAATCCCGAAGAGCGTAGTCAATCCAACTCAACTCGTTGTTGAGTCGGACAACTGCGCTCTTCGCCCATAGCTCCTCGGTGCTGTACTTGTACTGCCACGTGGCGATGTAGCGCATTCTGTTCAATAGGCGTGTCTGGTGTTCGGCAGCCCAATTCGCCCAGACTATTTGAGCAGCTTCACTCTCACACTTCTCCAGCCGCTTCTTGGGCACATCATCCCAGGCAGCGATGCACTGTCGCGCCACATGGGCGATTCGCCTTGATTGGACTTTATCGCGTGCAATTTCTTCATCGCTTGCATCAGCGCCGAGTCTACGTTGGATCTTCTGGGCGGCTGTAGCGACGGCCAACAGATGGTTGAGTCGCTTGACTTCTTGAACAGTGATCTTCTTGGGCGTCTCGCCCTTCGGGATATCGAGCGCGGGGTCTAGGTAGGCGTCTAGATAGGCCATGCTCTCTCAACCTCTAGTGGATTCTTTGCGCTCATACCCATTCTCAACGCTCTGTTCCGTATCACGGCGTGATATCTGTGATGGCATGGCATATGACTCCCGTGTAAGTTGTCCAGGCTTTTGTTCTCATAGTCGCCATCAAGGTGATGAACTTGTAGATCCCGAGGTCTGTCGATCATGCGACCGCAGAAGATACACAGCCACGGCGGAGAAGGGTACGCTTCTAGGTACAGGGATCTAGCCCCGCGTGTCTCTAGTGGTTGGAGTGTGGTCGCGGTGTACGACCCGGTATTCGGTGTGGCCCGGTGGTGCAAAATGGCTACTCCAAAGCCTCCGATGGCTTGGAAACTGGTGGAGGAGGAGCCGCCGGTGGGAGCGGGAGCTCACGGTAGCCGCCAGCCCTTGGAAGTGTGAATCGCTGTACAAAAGACCCATCAGCGGTCTCTACAGCATTGATGCTGCTCGAGACGGCTGATAGGTGAATGGCACCGTAGTTGTCTACGCTATCAAGGATGATCTCCACATCACGCGGAAGCTCCATCGTCAGCTTCCATAGTCCGAGTGCTTGTGCTCTGTTCAGATTCATGCGGCTCCTGTACGATTTCCGCTGCGCTTTCTCAACCTGGCGTGTTCTCAGTTCTTTCGCAATCTGAATCTCAGAGATTCTGGCTCGCACGATCTGCCGCTCTTCATATGAGAGGCCGCCATTCTTCCTACGCTCCTCAACATGGTACGCGACACGGAACGCCTCTACATCCACGTAGGCACACTGCTCCCACCACGGTACACCGTAGAGGCGTTCCTGGTGTCGTCGCCCATTCCCATCTCTGTAGAATGGTCCCTTGGGCATCACTCAGGACGCGGATTGTCCTCCGTTGTGACGCCAGCAGTCGGTGAGGCCATCCACTCGTCCGGCTCGATCTTGTCCCACTCGCCGGCATTGACGCGCTCGCGGATAGTGCAGCCTCTGTCGAGCATACTCATGAACGCACACCTGCCGAGCCGATAGCAGATCGGCGTGAACGTGTACCGTGTGGGCGTGGCGATCATCTTCCACTGCCAATCCTCACGTAGGTGTGGCGTCCCATATTCCCGGATCGCTTTCATCATCTCCAAGAACACCGCGCGCCATTCGAACTGTGCCTGCGTGCACAGCCGATTGCCCGCATGCTCGAACAATGCCCGCAGGTTAGTGTTGTAGATGATGCGCGTGGTGGTACAGTGCGGAAGAATTCCGCGCGCATCTTCGGCAGGGATGCCGGCATTGACCAGGCTCTCGTATGCTGCTTCGATGTGCTTGATGACGGTCTCCCAGATCATCTGTGCTGACTCGTCACCGTCAACGATGCTGGGCGGTATCGCCACCTCATCAGCCAGTCCACGCTTGACGGCGAAGCGCAGGCTCTCCTGCACGTAGTACGCACCCACCCTCTGCCTGACCATCTGGTGAGTGAAGCTGCGTGTCACCGCCTCGATCATAAACTTGAGGTGGACACCTTCAAGCGGCGTGTTGAGATGCGTCTTGCTTAGCTCCTCCCACGCCCAGTGTCGCTCCTCATTGGTGATCTCCTTCAGGCTGTACACCGGATCGCCACGGTACATACGCATGTCCACCGCGAGCGTACCCAGAGGATCTGGTGTCGCATTGATGAGGAAGACACGGGGCTTCACCAGCCCCGTGTCCTCCTCGACGAGCATCGGCTGCGATTCGTACATCGCAGCGTCTGCCCAGCGGAGCATTTCCTTGCTCATGCTAGCCTCGCCGCGCAGCTATTGCTTTGCCTGCACGGGTCTTCAGGAATGCTGCCTGAGAGACCGGGTCACGCTTGGGCTTGGCCCGGTTGACATCGCCGGTCGGCACAGCTACCAGCCGAGCCTGAGCCTTCACAGGTGGGCTGTCACTGTCTTTGGTCTGGACTATCCCTCCAAAGCCCTGGACCTCTTCGCCCTTCTTCCAGCGTGCTCCCTTCGCTTGTGGCTTGCGATACCGCCACACAATACGCGCGATGCCCGGAATGGCGAAGTCTTCACCGTTTGCCACCTCGTCGGCAGCGATCTCGGCCATAGCGTCCATCACGTTCTTGACCAGGTTAGGCTTGACCCCGGTCATCTCCTCGATCTCCTGTGCGATGTCGTTCTTAGTCAGCATGTGCTCCCTTTCGGTTCAGTTACAGCAACCCGCACATATGGGCAGTATTGGGCCACGGCCACCAGCCGCGCGCCCTGTATCCGTTCCGTCCGGCTTGTAACTGTGCCCATATCGGCCAGTGATCTGCTGTGCCCCATCGACGGAGGAACGCCCTCCCATACGTCCACTGGAAGGAGTAGTCCATCTGCAATCCGCCGTAGTACGGAGCGCCACGATCGTTCCAGGCACCCTCGTAATGATGGATGCATAGCAACCCCTGCGTCACGTAGTCTTTGCGACTCGCCGACGCAGAAGCCGTTAGTACGAACGCCACACAGAGTGCGGCTAGAGTGATGGCCGTTACCCTCACAGCCCTCCTTGGGTTGACAATATGATGGCATGGTTACCCCACCACGCCTGCGCAGCCCCTCTACTATCCAAATGCTACGCTCCCGCATGTTCACTCCGCCAATCCGGTTAGGACGATGTACCAGAACTGACGACCATCTGCCAGTTTGGATGTATCGACCTTACCCATCAACTTGGCACCGAGGTCGCAATAGACCCTCTCGCTTCCGTTGATCTTGACGGTAATCGTAGGTCTTTCCTCCAAGATGGTACGGAAGAACCCACGCTTCATGCCGTGGAGCCAGTTGTTTGCATTATCGTAGGACCAGAACATCTTGTCGATGATCAGTTCCTGCGGACCTTCCTTGCGGAATGTCCTGATAGCCGACTGCACGATTGCATACATCATCTCGTGCACGTACTTCGGTGCACCCCTGACTCGGCTTAGGGCAGGGTTCGCACGACGCTTCTTGGGGCTGCTAGCCTTTGAAGCTCGCCTTACTGACTGTCCGGGCATGTTTCCTCCTATTCGTCCTCTGACTCGTCGCTCTCGGCTTCCTCAGCCTGTCCTGCGGACTCGTCCACAGGGTCGTCCGGTTGCCGGCCTGACTCTTGCGCGGCCTGCTGATCCTCTGACAACTCCTCCTGCTTCTCTTCGTCGCTCATGGTGACACCTCCTCTCACATCTCTGGGTCGATAACCCACATCTCGCTGATTGTAATCTGTCTTGTGGGCATCCACCCCGGCTTGACCCCTCTTACCAATACCAGGTCTTTCCCTGGACGCAGTCTCCAGACCTGATCTCTCAGCCGGGGATAGCGCCACCTATCCACGCGCAGACCCAGCTGGTCTGTTTCGTCGTCACCCACCATAACAACCCACTTATCTAGGTGCGGATCGCGGATGGGCTGACCGTTGAGTTTTGGGTGCTTCGGATCAGACATGTCTAACTCAGCACCCTTAGCCTGGTTGAACTCAAAGAGATCGCGCTCGTTGCGCGTATAGATACAACCCAGCCAGATCACCTCAATGTCGTCGCCCCGTTCGTAGGGCAGGTCTGTCGCCACATGTGTAGGCTGGGGCACCTCACGATAGAGCTCTCCGTCGGGATGGATGATCTCGTGCTTCACCGAGGCGATGGCACGGTCAAGCCATAGCGCGCCGAATGGATCATCGCCCTTTTGTGAGAACTTTCGGATTGCTTCCATTGTGATTGGTCCTATGCCTTTGACGTTGAGTAGATCTTCCCAGTCCTCCATACCATGTTCTTCACGGTAGGCAACAATCGCATTGCCCGTTTTGACCCCGATACCCGGCACCTGCGAGAAGCCTGCCGTAAGTGCGTCGTCTTCCTTAGACCACCGTACCCTACTAGATCTCGGGTGCGGTGGCTTAATCTCCACGCTACGACCGAACCGCTGCGAGTCGCGGAGCAGGCGTCGTACCTTATCGTCGTCGTCCGTGACATTGAGTGACGCCAGATAGAAGACCTCTGGATGCTTGCGCTTGAACCACATTGTTTGATATCCGATCATCCCGTAACTCACCGCATGGGATGCGTTGAAGGCATAGGATCCTGCCGTGATCAACCGCATCCAGATTCCTCGTGCGAGCTCAGGCGTCATGATACCGTCGTCACCGTGTAGCTTCATCGCGCCGGTCAGTGCTTGCTCCCACTTACGGTTGAATTCCTGATCACCGTGCTTCTTCGAGATGATCCTTCGCACCTCGGCTCTGTGTGTCCAGTCGAAGTCGAACACGTCTCCCAAGATGCGAAGGATCTGCTCCTGGTACACGATCTGTCCGTAGGTGGAATCGCAGATATTGCTCATCGCCGGATGAAGGAGCTCTGGCTCAGCGCGTCCCCACTTGATGTCTATGTAGGCGTTGGCGGCTCCATTGTGGAGGGGTCCAGGTCGTCCGAGGGCAGTAACGTCGTAGATGTGCTTGAAGTGTTCCGGTTGGAGAGCACCGTTGACGTATCGGCACGCACGCCCATCAAACTGAAAGACGCCGGTGACGTCGTTCTCCTTGAATCCCTGAATAACTTCCGGATCGTCCAGTGGTAGATTGTAGAGTTCGTCAAGAGTCCAGTCCATCTCCTTTCGCATATGATCAAGGGCTTGCACAGTGCTGAGTCCCAGCGCGTCGATCTTGAGCAGACCCTTCTTCTCAGCGTCGTACTTGTCCATACTGATGACACGTCGTTTCTCACCCTTTACATCCCGCTCGTAGAAAGCTGCGACCTCTGTAATTGGTCCAGTTGAGATGACAAGACCTGCAGAATGGACGCCAAATCCTGCATAGTTTCCTTCCAGATCGAGCGCCGCTCCAAGATCGGGGTATCGCTCAAAGACATCGCGAGCTTGCGGGAATTGCTCAGCTGTGTCCTCAATAGTAGCACTAGCCCGGAGGTCACCCGAAGATCGTTCGATGAGAACATCCTTGACTTTGTCGATTTCCCACTTGGGAACGTGAAAGACTCGGGCGGCAGCGTCCAGACTGTTCTTCCCCTTGAATCGCGTGAAGGTGCCGACGTTGCTGACTTGATCTGTTCCGTACTTTGCAACAAAGTAACTGTAGACCTCCGAGCGGCGATCCGAAGAG